CAGCGATTCGATCAGTTTTCTTTAACTGGCAAAACAGTATCTGTCGAAGATATTAAGTCAATTGACTATGAAACCCTTGTTCGTCTTGGATCTAGATTCAATAAGTGGGTTAGTGGTGATTATTCAGCCGCTACCGATAATTTGAACACGGACGCTACGAGGGCAGTAATTGACTCTCTCTCTGTGGATCCTATGACGAGAGGTGTTTTGATTCGTGGTCTTCAAAAGACACGAATTGACTTCGATAGTATTGGTTTGGAGGGTGTTCCTGAGCCTTTTGAGATGACCAATGGTCAGTTGATGGGCTGTGTCTTTTCTTTCCCTATCCTCTGTATTATTAATCTTGCGGTTTATCGAGCTTCTTTGGAAGCTGAAACTGGTGAGAAATACAGAATTTCGGATCTGCCGGTTCTTGTTAATGGTGACGATATTTTATTTAAAACAAATAAATCTCATTACAAGACCTGGTGTGGTTTGATTAAGGGTGTAGGATTTGAAAAATCCGTTGGAAAGAATTATGTTTCCAAGACAATGGCCATGATCAATTCAACTTACTTCCGTACTAACAACGGTATTCAGAAAGTTCCATATCTGAATCTAGGTTGGTGTACTGGAGTCTCAAAAGGTGGCTCTGGTGGATTTATGAAGGATGACTCCGAAGAGGAGCAAACTATCCTTAAAATCCAGGCTCAAGTTGAGAAGACCAATGAGAATTGGCTCTCAGACCCCGAGTATAGAACCCTTAAGGAAAAGGATTATTCGAGGAGAGCAGAGATAGTTGAGCGTTTTAAAGATGAGATCCATCTTTGGAATTGGGATCGAATAAAAGAATCTGGAATCTCGGTCGGCGGGGGTCCTATGGGTTTAGGCTTGAAAGCTGAGGTTGATCCGATCTATGATTGTTTTAGTTATTTCTTATATAACAATAGAACAAGATCGGTACAACATGGCTTGTCAAGTTGCCCAAAATCAATGGCTCCATGGAAAATGACCCAAACGGCGGAATTCTCTATAAAGGAAGAAAATGATGAAATTCATTCTTTGTTCCAGAGATTAGTACGTCGCTGTAAGGTCGCTCCTCATGTTCTTGAAGAGGAGTGGGCATTGAACGCTACGAGATATTTAGAGGCCGGATTCGAAGGTGTGAGACGTGAATTTTATGAAACACGTTTTAGCATCGGGGCTTTTCACAAAACACAAAGAATTTGGGAGGATGAGATCGATTACTCATACCTCTTCAATGTGTAGAGAGAAAGAAGGCGACGGGGCAAGAGAGAATCGACTCTCACCCTATCGAATGAACGGAGGATTACGAACTTAGGTGAACTAGGGTCACAGGAAATAAGGTCCTTATTGTCGGGCTACATGTTATAAGACTTACTAGCATCTTGTAGTTACGGACTAGGACTGGCCTGTGTGACCTGGGCATTGGTAGTAATAATTGTCGACCACTCTCATTGAGTGATATCGAACACGGTGTGTCCAGCAGACTGGCAATTATCAATGTACTTAGGGCGAATGGTGCGATTCGCGTACATCCAAAATTTGATTTGAAG